GAGAAGGTGGAAGATGAGAAACTTCCTAACGGGAAATGAATTTGTATGGTTTTTCGGAATCATCGAAGACCGTAATGACCCTATACGACTCGGCAGGGTCCGTGTACGGTGTATTGGTTTCCACACCAATGATAAAGACCAAATACCTACTGAGGACTTACCATGGGCTCAGCAACTTCAAGATATCACATCTGCGGCTAGTGGTGGAAAGGGAAGAAGTCCCACGGGAATCCTAGAAGGTAGTTGGGTAATTGGTTTCTTTGCAGATGGTAATCGCGCACAAGAACCTGTTATCTTAGGTACTCTTTCTGGTATTCCAGAGAGTACTGATGAAAGTGACGTGAACAAACTTGCTCGTGGTATTAACTCAATCAGTAAGACGCCTGACGGTGTAACTGGAGAACCACCACAACCTTATGCAGCAAAATATCCTACTAACCATGTTTTTGAATCTGAATCTGGACATGTTGTAGAGATTGATGATACTGCTAGTTCTGAGAGGATACATGTATATCATAAGTCTGGTACATTTATTGAAATGCATCCTAACGGAGATGTAGTAACACATCATAAGAATGGTTTCAGAACTGTAACAGGAAATGATAGACTACATGTAACGGGTGACTTAAACATTGTTGCAGATGGCCATGTCACAATAGATGGTAAAACTATCAATCTAAATAAAGGAACACAGGGTGCTGCTAGAATAGGTGATACTGCTGATACTGGTGATGATCCGGCAGGTGTATCAGGAGATGATGGTTCTAATGTTATTGAGACTGGTTCTAGAACAGTGTTTATTGGAGACTAAATATTAATTAAATCTGAAGGATCACAGAATCTATTCTACCACAATTTTAGAATTTGTCAAGGGCAAAAACATGAATAATCATGATAATCTAGTAAATTTGTTTGAAACGTACATTGCTGAGAGTGAGAAGTTTGAACAAGGTAATGCATCAGCAGGAACAAGAGCAAGAAAAGCACTTGCAGAGATAGCCAAACTTTGTAAAGAAAGACGCGCAGAGATACAATCTATCAAGAATGGATCATAAATAGTTGATCACAGTAAGGAATAACAATGGCTGGCGCAAAAGAAACGGTAGTGTTCAGTGATTTCGATAGTCTATTTCAGGCTAACCCAATCACAAAAAAATTGAACACAAATGTAAATAGAGAAGCAGTGAAAGAGTCTGTTCGTAATTTGATTCTTACTGACTATTTTGAAAGACCGTTCCGTAGTGACATTGGATGTTCTATTCGTTCTTATTTGTTTGAACTATGGTCCCCAGCACTAAAACAGACAATGGAAAATGCTGTCATCGAAGTTATCAATAACTATGAACCAAGAGCAGATGTTCTTGATGTGTTGGTAGAAGATCGCTCTGATCTGAATGCTATTTCTGTAACTGTCGCTTTTCAAATTCGTAATGATGTTACCCCTGTTGTCTTAGATGTAATCTTAGAGAGAGTTCGATAATGGCCGCTAATACATATCTAGAAGTTACTGAAGTCGATTTTGAAGACATTCGCAGTAATCTAAAATCATACCTAAGTTCACAAACACAGTTCAATGATTACGACTTTGAAGGTAGTAACATATCTGTGCTTTTGGACATTCTTGCTTATAACACTCATTATAATTCGTTCTATACGAATATGCTTGCAAACGAGATGTTTTTGGATACAGCACAGCAAAGAGATAGTGTTGTGTCAAGATCAAAGGAACTTGGTTATATTTCCCGTTCTGCGAGAGGATCAACTGCTAATGTGACAATCACATTTGCAGGAATTGCTAATACTGTATCTTCATTTAATCTTCCAAAGAATACAAAGTTTACCACAACCATTGATGATATTGCATACACATACGTCACTCCAGATGATGTTATTATCAATAATATAGCTAACACGTTTAGTAAAGCTATTTCTATAACTGAAGGTGAACCACTTACCCAAAGATTTACAGTGAATACTTCTAATCCTGTCAGATATGCTCTACCTAACCAAGATGTCGATACAAGAAGTATCTCAGTAAGGGTGCAGGAATCATCAACTAATCTGGCCAATACTGTATTCACACTAGCAACAAACATTCGTGATGTAAACTCATCAACACCAGTTTACTATCTACAAGAGTGCGCTGACAAGCAGTTTGAAATTTATTTCTCTGATGGTGCTTTAGGCAAACCTCTAAAGAACAACCAGATTATTATTGTAGACTATCGTGTATGTAATGGACCTGTAACAAATGGTGCTAACACGTTTAGTATTGATTCAGTCAATATTACTCCTTCATATTCATCCGCTTCACTTGTTGTTAATTCTGTAGCAAGAGGTGGTGTTGATTTGGAGAGTATTGATAGTATCAAGTTCAATGCTCCAAGAAACTTTGAGGTTCAGAACAGAGCAGTCATTAATAATGACTATCAAAGAATTCTTCTAAATGAGAATACTGATCTTGCATCAGTAGCCGCTTTTGGTGGTGAAACTGCTGTCCCACCAGTATTTGGTAAGGTGTTTATTGCTGTAAAACCTACAGGTGAACAATTTGCTACTGCTATTAGAAAGCAAGAAATTCGTGAGAGCATTCTTAACAGAACACCTCTTGGTATTGATCCTGTTATGGTTGATCCAGATTATATCTATATTATTCCTACAATTAGAACTTTCTACGATTCACTGAAAACAACTCTAACAGCATCTGCAACAATTGCTGCTTGTCGTGCTGCTGTTGATGCTTTCGATACTGCAAACCTTGAGCGTTTTGGTAATAAGCTAAGATACTCACGTCTTGTTCGCGCACTTGATAACACAAACGAATCTATTCTCAATAATGATGTATCATTAAAACTCCAAAAACATTTTGTTCCAAATACGAATGTAGCAGAAAAAGTTACTTTGAGATTTAGCAATCCACTACGAACTGGAACACTATCTTCTACTAAGTTTACCTTTAATGGGTTTGATGCATTTTTAGATGATGATGGTTTGGGTAATGTAAATATTTTCCGTTTTAATGATGATAAGCAAAAGGTGAATATTGTAACTGCTGCGGGTTCAATAGACTATACTACAGGTCTTGTTGAAGTCGAAAGATTTTTACCTTCAGCTTTTGATGGTATTGAGATGAAAGTTACGGTTGAACCTGTAAACCTAGATGTCACTCCTGTGCGTGAACAGATACTGATCATGAGAGGGAATGATGCTACAATTTCTGCGATTGGTGAGATCGACTAATGGCCATTGAGAATAAACTCTCAACTCTAGTTCAAGGACAGTTCCCTTCTTTCTATGCGGAAGAGGGGGAAAACTTTATTCTGTTCATGAAAGCGTATTATGAGTTTCTAGAACAGTCTGGTAAACAAACTCATGAGTTGAGAAAACTTGAAGAATATAAAGATATTGATGATACTCTTGATGAGTATATCGAATACTTTCGTAGAACGGTTATGGCTGAGATTCCAGAGAATGTCATTGCTAACAAAAGACTTCTAGCAAAGAACATCAAAGATTTCTATCAGACAAAGGGTACACTTTCTTCATATAAACTACTCTTCCGTATGCTTTATAACGAAGACGTAGAAATCAATTACCCAGCGGATCAAATTCTAAAAGTTTCTGATGGTGACTGGCGTATCGACAGATACCTTGTCACAAACCATGATATCAACAATCTTACGTTTATTGGTAAAACTGTTCGTGGTAATGATTCTGCTGCTGAAGCACTTGTAGAGAATGTTATTAAAAGAACGGTTCGTGGAAGAGCAATTGATCAGATATATCTTTCAAATATCAAAGGCCGCTTTAATCACCTTGAGCCTATTAAGCTAATCAATGGTACAAGTGGAACACCACATACACCAATCGTAGAAGCTGGTATTAGTAACTTTACAATTGTATCTGGTGGTTCTAGATACAATCCCGGCGATGTTGTTGACATTATCTCAAGCGACAAGGGTAAGTTTGGTAAAGTCGTTGTCACCAGAGTTGTGGACTTGAATGGTGCTATCACATTCTCTATTCTTGATGGTGGTTCGGGCTATTCTTCTAGTATCAATGATACAACTCAAGTAAATATTACTGGTGGTGATGGATCATCTCCTGCAAGTTTCAATATTGCAAGAGATGACTTGATAGATACATTTGCTATATCTTTGAATACAGACTTGATTGGAAGCAATAATGTATTTGGTATTCTTGCACCAACCATTGCTGGTGTGGGGAGAATGGATAAGTTTTCCAATACGCTACTATCATCTCCCGATTATGGTTTCCGCGAAACTGGTCAGACTCTGACACAAGGGATAAACTTTAAATCGAATGCAAACGCAGTTATAGTTCTAGCGAATACCTCTGATCCTACTGTCACCACTGGAGATAGTCTATTTGGTGTAACTTCCGGCGCAAACGCCACTGTAACGGCTGTAAGACGCGCATACAACAGCACAAACATTGTACTTGCTGTAGACGGTTACAAAAACTTCACTGGAAGTGAACATGTAAGAAAAGCAACTGCATCTGGTACTACTGTAGGTACAGTATCTGCATTTAGCGCAAACACAATTGGTTATCATGTGCTACAACTTGGTAACACCGCTGGCCAAGTCGTATCTGAAGGTAACGAAGTCGTAGGTCGCACATCGAATGCATTTGGTGTAGTAAAGAAAGTTATCTCTACAGTAGCTAACGGCTACACCCGTGGAGTTGGTGGTGCAGACGACAGACATCTGGTTACAGTTCAAGTTACATCTAATACGACAGCAAACCTAACCTCGCAGTTTGATGCGGGCCCAATGAGAGCATTTATTGAAAATGAAGGACTGCGTATAGTAGGCGCAAACACAACAGTAGGTAACGTAGTATCAACTACATCTAACTCTCAGATAGAAAACATTCACACAAAATTGAGTGATGCTTTCATATTCCAATCAGCGACTATCGGAACTATTTCAGAGATTTCAAATCGTGTGGGTGGTACAGGTTTCTCTGTAGCACCTACCGTCAGTGTAATTGATCCCCCTGTAGCAGCACTTGGTATTGGTGAACAATATCTAACCTTGCATCACGATAATGTAAACTTTTTGACAGGTAACTCAAGTATCACTGTAATTGATACAAATGATAGAATCAGTCAGTCTAATACTGGTGCTTCTGGTGATGTCAAGCAAAGAGTTTCGTCTAGAGCATTCTCTAATGGAACATACGAAACCGTTATTCGTGTCTGGCAGGATCAACTTCAACGCGCACCAGGCAATGTATTTTTTGGTAATAATCAATTTGTTGATGTCTCCTTCTTTACATCTGCTTCACAAACTACCCTTGAAAATGCACCTCGCAATCCGGGCCTTGCTAAAATTGTAAGCATTCAAGATGAGGGTGTATTAGGACAGAATGCAAATATCAGTTCAACTGTTGGTGCTAATGGAACGATTACTGCATTGAGAGTTGCTGACTCTGGTTTCAGTCACAAGCAGAATGAAGTGGTGAATCTAAAAGAGACTACACACCCTGATGCATTGCAAGCACAGATCAGACTTACGCTTGCTAATGTTGGTAACGCTGAAGGTTACTATGCTTCTACACGAAGTCATGTCTCTTCAAAGAGAGGCTTCATTCAAGATAGTAGATTCTATCAGGAGTTTTCGTATGAAGTTCAGGCTGCTATTTCACTAGGAAGATATAGAGACATTGCGAACAGACTTGTTCATCCAGCAGGTCAAGCATTGTTTGGTAGATTTAAGACTGCATCCAATGTTGATGTCAATGTCGCAGTATCTAAGGTGAATAGAAAACGTGCATTGTCAAATGGAACAATCGCTATTGCAAAAACAGCAGCGACTGGAACCGTGTCTCTTTCAAACAACTCTGTTACAATTACTGGAGCAGGAACTAATCTGTCTGGCCAATTTGCTAACGGTTCTTCTGCACTAATTGAATCTTCTCACAACAAGTTCTTTGAAGTTCGACTAAATATAACAAGTAACACAACTTCAGCAAACATGACTTCAAACTGGCTATACGGTAATGTAACTTCTGCAAATATTTACTATGCGAATACATTTGATATTGTCGGTACATCTACATCTTTGACATCAGAGTTTGCAAACAATGATAATATTGTCATTGAAACTGCTGATAATGTATTTAGAACAGTAACACTAAATAAAGTAAATAGTGCAACAAGCGCAAATCTAGTTGCTAACTGGACATTAACAAATGTGTCTGGTGCTAATGCTTACTATTACACAGGGAATATTGCATAATGGCCTCATATACTAGCAAAGAATTGAGTGTAATGAATGCAAAGGCTTTTATTGAGTCTTTGTCGCATGAGGATGGAAGATCGGCGAAACACTCTAATATCCTTTATGCTGTTCTAGGCAGACAGCTTCCTTTTACACAAGAGCCTGTTGCTGAAGCAGCAATTGAAACTGATAAGAATAAGCAAAGAGAACTGTGGAAACAGGCTATTGGCGGTAGAAAAATCACTACCGGCGATGTAAGTCATGTTGTACCTAGACATGATTGGGTATCTGGTAGAGTATATGCACAATATCGTGACACTGATACAAATCTTTTTGCTCGTGATTTTTATGTTATGACAGATGAAAATAATGTATATAAGTGTCTATACAATAACAAAGGTGCTACATCAACAGTAAAGCCAGCAGACTTTTCAACTCTACCATTTACTCTAGCAGATGGATATACATGGAAGTATATGTATACCATTTCATTGGGTGACGCAGATAAATTCTTAACAACATCACATATGCCTGTTAAAACTCTATCTACTACAGACGGATCAGTTGAAGGTGATAGACAAGTAGCTGTTCAGAATGCATCAGTAAATGGTTCTATTGATATCATTGAAACAGTTCAAGTGGGAACAGGTTATCACCAAATTTCAAATGGTGCTGTAGAATCTGCAACAACAACGACGGTAAGACTTTCTGCTTCTGGTGACAATCCACCATCTGCTGTTGACAACTTCTATAATGGTTCTAGTCTGTATATTAATACTGGAACTGGTGCAGGCCAAATCCGTAGGGTTATCGATTATTCTGGTTCAACAAAGACATTCACTGTTAACTCCGCATTTTCTACAATTGCGAATACAGACTCTAGAGTTATCGTATCACCAACTGTCACAATTCGTGGTGATGGCCAAGGTGCGCTTGCTTACTCTGAAATCAACACATCAGGACAAGTCTCTAATATTCATGTGATTAGTGTTGGAAGTTTATATTCTGAAGCAGATGCATTCGTCACTGCTAATGCTATTCATGGTTCTGGTGCTACTGCTAATGTCGTCATCTCTCCAGTAGGTGGACATGGTAGTGATCCCATTCGTGAACTTGGTGGAGATAAGGTTCTACTGAATGTTCAGTTTGATGGTTCTGAAGGAGTTTCTGCTAATGGTAATGGTTACATTCCAGCAAACACA